ACAAAAACCAAACAGATCGCTATAGTGGGTATCCCACGTCTCTGTTTCCTTATTCCAATCGTCAACGATGGTTTCCCAACGCCAAGCGGCACACTTGCAACCGATGCAGGCCTTGCCCACTGGCACTGACTTTAAATGCACCGTCACGCCGCCGATGCCTATCGGGCAAACAAAATTCTCGGCTTCCGTCTCAACCATATAGTTCATTGTAATGGCTCCTCGGGCTGGCGTGGGTCGCTTGCAATCATTCCGTAAAATGTCATGGCCGCCTGCATGCGTTGCGCTGGATCCATGTTGGATAAAACAGCAGATGTGAACGATGCAAGGATATGCAGGATCGTACCGATCGTCATACCATCGACGGCTTTGCCGATCGTGTCATAGGCCTTGATATGCTTTTCTTGTTGTTTCTTTTTCATGTGTTCGTTGAGGTCGATCGTCATGTTATGCCTTTCTGTAGCGTTTGATTTTATCTTTGCGCCGCGGGTGAACGGTTTCCACAACGACGATAGCGCCTTTCTCGACGAGCTTTTCTAATGCGCGTTCAATCTCGTCTTTCTTGCTCGGCCGTAGGCGGTTAACCAACACCCCGAGTGTTTCGCCTTCTTCGTTTTTAAGAAGGTTTTCTATTTTGGAAAACAACGCGCGCTCTGGGCTGTCCTTTGCGCGATCGTTCCCGATAACAATATTTGCCTTAGTGTCGACGTCGGCTTTAACGAGGGCATAGGCCCACCGGACGTGCTCGACAGTGCGTAGGCCGGACGGCGTGGCGAGGATAAACGATATCTTGCCGACAAGCTCTTTGGCGCGCAGGTAAAGGGCTTCAAGGCCTGTTTTTTCGGCGTGGTCTTCGGCAAGGTTTTGGAAGCACTTGTTTGCCTTCTTGAGCATCGCCTTGGCATCGTCGGTGGTTGGTATAGAAATGCGCTCACCATAGTTTTCAATGCGGCCTTGCACGAGATCAAATGACCCGCCTGTGGCCAATTGGATGATGGTGTTCTTCATCGCCTCGTCCATCGGCCGCTTTTCAAAGTCTTCCTTTTCTTTCGGCGTGGAGTTTTGCTCGATGAACAACATTGATCGGCCAATAAAGCCGTTAGTGGCGTTCTCGAAATTCACGGCGCTGTCGAAATTGACGTTTGTGGTAAAACCCAAAATTGAAAGAAACGGGTTTTTGATGCCAGTTTGGATTTGATCAAGAGCAAGTTCGACCGAATCGCGGCGCGCAGACAAGGCAGGGTTTGCACCCTCCTCCAACTGCCGATCGATTTGTGTGATCTCGGCCAGCAGCTGCTTGCGGATTTCTTTGCGTACATCGCCCGATACCAACAGCATGCCGTTGGCTTTGGAATAAATCGACATGACGATACCGAGGATGCCTTCGAGATAGGCCGCGGTGCCTTTGGTCTTGGCGTTGTTGATCTTGGCCAACAAGAAGCCCACTTCGTCGAGCAGGTAAAACGTAGGCTGGTGCTCGACGAGGTTACGAACGATTTCCTGCTCGGACTTGATCGCGCCATAGGCTGCGCGCTGCAGGCCCACGAGGGTCAGGATTTGAATTGATGCCTCGAGGATGCTGTCCTTACCCGTGGCCGATGCTGCCACGCAGAAGCCGATCAGGTTGGACGTGGTTTGCGCCAGTGGGTCGCGGTATTTTAGGCCGATGAGATTGCCCACGGTTACGATCGCGGTGCCCATCGAGATGGTTTCACGTTCGTAGCGCACTTGGTCTTCGATCCAGCGGGCAAGGTCGCCCACAAAGCCCGGCGGGCGCTTAAGGTCGATGCCTGTGATATCAATCTCGTCAGTAAGATTAACAATGAACTCTTCAAGCGCCTCGTTAGGCTTAAACGTAACAGGCTGCTCCCATCCGGCTTGTTGGGCGTAGTAGACCAGTGTGCCGAGCGTGACGGGGTTGGCTGACTTACCAAACGAGTGCCAGCGTTTCATGAGGGCATCGCGTCCGGGATATTTTGATCCCTTGGATGACCAAAAGTCCCAGACGTTATATCCGGTGCCGCCGGTTGAATGATGGATCGCCATCCCGCAGCGCACCCACGTCTCGTGATCAATGTCTGGATTGATATAAGTAAGCATCTCGGCCAGCTCATCATGCGACACGTCGATCGTAGTGCCGCCGAGGTCCGCGCGGTGGCGCTCGGGCTTTTGCAATGCCTGCAACAATGCCGGCGGGGCAGCGTCTATGTCGGCCGCAGACCCGTACAGGATGCTGTACCTGTTGCCGCTGGCATGTAGCGAGCCGGCGCCGACCACGAAGCCCGAGGATTTGAAGTCGATGCCGGGGTACTGCGGAAGGTGGGTCAGCAGGGCGAGGCCCTCGTCGCACTTGAAATATAAATGCTTTGAACCGCCGCCTGATCCCGTCTCGACAATAAGGCCAGCTGCCGCGATCTGCGGAATATCTTCTACAAGCCGCTCATATGATTCGACGCCGCCATTGCGCGAATCAACGTCGATCACAAGCAGTTTGTAAACGAGAACGCCATAACCGGTGGCGAAGTTGCCCATCTCTTCCATGACATCGAGCTGGTCGTCGGACCATTCGGGTGTGTATGTCCAATTAGCAGTAAGAGGGTGCTTGCCCGCGGCCTTGCAATCTTTGTGGCCACATCCGCAGCTGCCGTCACGACGTACTGGGTGAAGCCCAAAGACGCGATGACCTGCCTCCCAAAAAGCGCGGTGCATCATTTGAATTAATCTTTCTGACGTAAATACTCTATTAACTTATCCAATGTCGCGAGGGTCGGGTTGGTGTTCTTCCCCGATGCGATCGCGCGTATCGTGTTTTCGTGTAGACCAGTCTGGGCTGCCACCTTCGCTAAATTGCGATCGGACAGCATGCGCCTAATCCTTTCTAATGGGTAATCGTCCATTTCATTATTCCTTTTCACCATTTCGATGTTGACATTCCCACAATCATGCCTGTAGTGTCAACCCCGTTGAAGCAGAGGAGTGTGCCAATGGGCATTTTAGATAGCGTAAGTAAGCCGGGTGATCGTCCGGTCCTAGTAACGATCTGCGGTGACAGCGGTATGGGTAAGACCACGCTTGCCACCACCTTCCCGAAGCCAATCGTGATCCGTGCGGAGGATGGCCTGCAGGCTATTCCGTCGAACATCCGTCCCGATTCGTTTCCGGTTTTATCTGGTCCCGAAGACCTTTGGGAGCAGTGCAAGGGGTTAATTAACGAGCAGCACGATTACCAGACGCTGATCGTTGATTCGGTTACGGCGCTTGAGCGTATGTTTGGCCAGTGGGTGGTAGATACCGACCCAAAGAAGCCGCGGGGCCTACAGCAGGCTCTCGGCGGTTACGGCGCAGGCCGTGACGCGGTGGCAGGCATGCACCAGCGTTTGCGTAAGGCGGCGGGTATTTTGGCCGAAAAGCGCGGCATGAACACGGTGTTCATTGCTCACGCGGACACGACCAAGATCGAGCCACCGGATGACGATGCATACATGCGCTATACATTGCGCCTGCATGAGAAGTCGATGCCAGCCTACGTCGATGACGTGGACGTGGTAGGGTTTCTAAAGCTTGAGACCTTTACAACAGGTGACGGTGACAAGAAGAAAGCGATCTCTGACGGGACACGCATTCTTATTACCTACGCTACGGCGGCAAACGTCAGCAAAAACCGTTACGGCATTACTGAGCCGATCCCGGTTAAGCTGAACGAAAACCCATTAGCGAATTATATCCCATCTTTGAAAGGTAAGGCACAATGAGTAATTTTTGGGAACTGAGCGACGGTGATGATGTCGCAAAAACAGGCGGTAAGTTTGAAGTTGGGGGCGGCAATGATTTTGAGCCGATCCCTGATAAAACTGAATGCGTGGCCGTGATCGACGAGGCTGGCGTTATTTCCAATCAGGCGGGGTTGAAGTTGATCTCGCTGCGTTGGAGCATTTTAACGCCGGCGGATTATAAAAACCGCAAGGTGTTTCAAAAGCTTTGGGTGTTTGATCAGGACCCGCAGGCCAAGAACCCTGTCGTCAAGCAGGACAAGGCCAAGAAGATGCTGTTTGCGATCGATAACAACTCTGGTGGCAAGCTGAAGGCATCGGGTAAGGAACCAACGTCGGAATTGCTTCAGGCATCGGTGATGAACAAGCCAATGCAGATCAAGATCAATCTCATGAAGCGTGACGATGGCACGGGCATGAATTGGATTTCGTCGGTCTCTCCGCGTGGCGCAGTTTCCGTCGCAACTGGTCCCAAGGTTGTAGCGGTAACGGAAGACGACGAAGTACCCTTCTAGGGCTGGAAGGGTTGGGGGCGGCTTACGAGCCGTCCTCATTTTGACACGCGGCTGGTGGGGAAAGCAGACCCACTAACAATTTATGGGTAAAAAGGTACCTATTACGAGCGCCCATACTCAAGCCTGAAAGCTGTCAACAAGCGACATCAGGGACTGAGACATGTTGAAGATCGTTGAGGACCAGTCGGGGTAGCGTCCGACCCGCGTGACCAAAAATAAAGGAATGAAAATGGAACAGCGTAGCGAAGAATGGTTTAAGGCCCGCAAGGGTCGGGTTACAGGGTCATCCGTAGGGGCCATTCTCGGTGTGTCTCCATTTACTAAACGAGGCGACGTCATGCGCCGCATGGTGCGTGATTGGCACGGTGCGCCGTCAGAGTTCACGGGAAATGTAGCCACAAATTGGGGTACATTGAACGAAGATGGTGCGATTTCTCAATATGAAATGAAAACCGGCACTATGGTTGAAAAGTGCGGTTTTTACACCATGGACGATTGGTTAGGCGCGAGCCCGGACGGTCTAATTGGTGCGACAGGTTTAATTGAGGTAAAGTGCCCCTTTGGATTGCGGGGTGCCGAAAAGCCTGTTTTTAAAACAGCAAAGATGCAAGTTCATTATTATAGTCAGATGCAGATACAGATGTATGTAACGGGCCGCGAGTGGTGCCATTTCTACCAATGGGCCCCAAACGGAGACGAGCTGGAAACGGTACATTTTGATAAACCATATACCGACACGGCGCTCATGGCGTTAAAGCGGTTTTATGATGAGTACCTGATCGAGCGCGAAAAACCAGAGAAGTATTTAAATGGGCAAGAGATCGCAGTTCAAGCGCCACAAGCTTGATCTTTATTCGACACCAGAAGAGGCGGTTTTGCCGCTCTTAAAGCATTTAGATAAGGTTACGTACTATGCGGAGCCGTGCGCTGGAGATGGTGCGTTGATTAAGATTTTACAAAAGCATGGCCACAAATGCGTAGCGGCTTATGACGTTGAACCTAGACATAAGATTGTGAAACAACTCGATGCGACATTTCTTAAAAAAGAAGACCTCAATCGCGCTGACGTCATCATTACGAATCCGCCTTGGGGACGGGAAGTGCTTCATCA